CCAGTGTATAACAATATTGATTTGCTAGGTGATACTGATGATGATGGAAATATTATTGGGGATGGTATTCCTGATAGACCAGGAGAGATTCTCTACCACAGAAAAATTAGAACAGGACAAAAAGATAACTACAATTGGAATGCAGGTTTCTCTGCTACAGTTTCTTGGCCATTAGATGGCAAAGCACAAAGACTGTGTAAGGAAGCAGTAGAAAATCATAATGCTTATAGAGCACAACTTCTTGCTAATAAAAGATTAGACTTTGAAATTGCTAGACTTAAAAATTGTGGAGAACTGATGAAGTCTGGAATCAGTTTTCATCCCAGAAGTCCTTATTTTAAAATATGTGCTGATGTGGTGGTCAATAATGTGAATACTGTTAAGCAGCACACTCACTCTATCCCTTCAGTCTCAACGTCTTTATCGCCTGATTCCTCCCCCTTTGTTCAACAATCTTCTCCCTCTGTGAAAGAACCTTTGGAGTCTTCCCCCGTATCGCAGCAATCTTCTTTACAACCTTCTTCACAGTTGGCTTCACCACTTTTAACAGAAGATCAGCAAGAGGTTTTGCGAGCAGCGCAGAAGTCGTTGCAACTACAGCGATTGATGCGGTAGTAGTTACCATTCCAGCATTAGGAATGTTCTGTATAATCTGATCAGGAATGTTCAGGTTCTCTGTGACCATCAAACATTCCTTACCTACAAGTTCATAACCAGTAATCTTCTTATTGCCCTCTAGGATCTTTCCTATGGGGTTTTTTAGTTCTTGTTCTCTTGTAGGACACTTGATCTGTGCTGTCTGTGCTGGAGTTGCAGGAATCTCTGGTGTTGGTGCCTCTGGTACTGGTGGTTCAGGTGTCTTTAACTTTGGTGGTTTGACTGGACCAGTCTCAAACTTTAATTTATCTTTGTTGTAATCAATGGGTGTATATGCAGGCACCCCAGCATCACAATATGTCTGGACACCTTTTGGGTCATCCTCATTAATCTGAAAGTTATTATCTGAATTTACTTCATGTGCCTCAACACACCCAGGCATGTCAATAATAGGCACACCCACCTGCTGTGTTACAGGTGGGTAGACAGGTATTGCAGTTGGAGGACTGGATGTTAAGTACTTAGGTAAATCTGGAATCTCTCTAACATTTATATTTCTGGTTCCCACTTCAATATCAGGTATATCAATCATCAGCAATCACTCACAGCAGTGGCAATCTCTCCACCTAGTTCACTACCTACATTTTGTCCCAAGAGTGTTGCCCATCCTGCAGCAAGCCATCCAACATAAGGAATAGCAGTTAATGTGGGAGCAAGACCAGCAGTCATACTAGCACCTACCATCCCTCCTGTTGACTGTCCAGCGCCCTCCTGTTTGAGACATGCGATCTCTGCTGCAGTTAACTTTTTTCCATCATCACCTACAATTGTTGTTCCTCCTTGGAGATTTACATAACCATCCATTGTGTATTGTTCTTGTACAAAGGTCTCTCTCTGCTCTCTTCCTGTAGATTTTTTACCAAACAAACCACTATTGTTGTGTTCCTTATCTAAATCAAGAGTTGTTGTTCTTTGCATCACCTTTGGATCATTAGCATTATATCTTATGCTATACCCTTCTCTATCAACATCTACATTATAGGAAGAGTATTTTCCAGTAGGCAAATTAATATTTGGATACTGTGGTCTCATTGCCAAGTCTTTTGTGGTTCCCAGTAGGTGACCCAGAACACCTATGTGAGCAACAGCAACAACACCACCCACACTTAGAGCAGTCCATTTAAAGTAATTCATCTTAATGCACCTGCATCTATACCTATACCTGACATCCCTGACACTCCACCAGTTGTACCAGGAAGTTCAGGCATAGAACTATCAAGAACATCAGGAAGCATCTGAGTTATAGATTCCTTGACTGCTGTGGTTACAAACAAAACAATCTTTGCTTGATTCTCTTCAACAATTCTGTCCTTGTTCATGGCAACCCAGACACCCACTCCTCCCAATCCTAGGATGGAAAGGAACGATGCTGCTGCCATAATGTTAAACACTTTTTGCATTGGACTGCTCCTGTAATTTTAGTTCATGCTAAAATCATTCAATGTACTCTTTGATAACTTCAAGTTGGTCGTGGTATTTAGAGATTTCACTTAGTTCCCTCTCCATTGCTTCCATGACATCTGGATGCTCACCAATACCAACAGGGTTAGCAAGATAAACTTCAATGTTCATTTTATGCTTTTCAATCTGACCCAAGGCATGTACCTTGAGTGCATGTAACATTTGTTCTCTCATAATTGTTCTACCAATGTACCGTGTGCTCTACGGATCTCCCGTAGTTCTTCAAAGTTTTTTTGCTTTGTTCCCCCATCATACTCCCAAGCATATCCTTCCGTGATCATTTGTTCATTGAGGGACAACTCTGCGTCCCCAATGTATAACCAGCCAAGAAGACGCCCATATTTGCCAACGCCACCAACAAGTTCAGTCCTAACAGACAACTCATCATCACCAGAGATAGCACCCTCCAGTTTCTCTTTGAGCCAGTTGGTTGCATCTTTACCTAACTCCTTTTCTTCCAGGTCTCTAGTTCTCTTTTCTGGAGTATCAACTCCTGCAACTCTAACTCTTTCTTTCTTGTATAGGTCAAATCCAAGGTCAATAGTAACATCAATTGTGTCACCATCAAGTACTCTATTAATCTCTATAACACGGAAATTATAACATGATTTCCTGCTAGGTGGAACCATTGCTCCCATTACTCTTGCTCCTCTTGAGGTTGAACGCTGACTTCTGTTACAAATTCTCTTGATGCCAACTCAGTAGCACAAGGAATACCAGTTAGACTATTTTCAGTAAATGCCTCAGCATCTTCTGGAATTGCAGCAATAAGACCTACAAGGGTAATTGCAGCAGAGATAACAGCGCCAGCACGCCAGACCCAACGCTCTAACTTACGAACTCTGTCTCTGAGTTCTTCAGTCATCTTTTCAGAGTCTTCAATCCTGTGTGTTAAGATTGCTATCAGTTGATCTTGGTCTGCGTCCTTCTGATTGATTGTGGTCATTATTCAATTCATCAAAAGCCATACGCATTATATAGACGATATAATACGTCACACCACACAAAAGTATGATAATGGAAATAATTACACTCCAGACAGGATCATTATAATTTTCATGAGCACGTAGTAAAAGGTTCATGGGTTCCTAGGGTCTATCCCTATCTCAATCAAGTATTGTTTCCACCAGTCAGGATTTAAATCTCTCTTCCAATGAGGAACAGACAGTCCTTTTTCTGAATAATATTCTTCCAAAGCATCATCTATAATCTGTGCGACTTCCATATTCTTCTTCCTCTTCATCAACGTCTGCATATGCATCTGCCAGATAGGGTCCATGAGGTTTTTTGGATTCTGCTTTGACATATTTTTGCTCAATATTAACTGCAGACATCCATACTGCTAGTTTCATAACCAAGAAAATAACACCAAGTGGTAAAAAACATGCTATTAGAATAATAGGTTTCATTAGTGTCTTTTAGAAAATGGTTCCCAGTGTTGCCAGCTATATTTGTGTACTAGATGCATACCAATTATTGGTACAACTACTAATCCTAAACTTAACATTCCTACACCAAGTGGATTATTTAGAGTGGCAGCAGCAAAATGTGCTGCCTTGTGTATAAACATACTCATATTCCATCCCCTAAAAATGGGTCTACTGGTGGATCATCATCAATGTTTCCATCATACATCCTAAGTTGTTTGATTCTTTCCCTTAGTTGTTTGAGTAACTCCCTTTGGTCTTCTACTTCTTCTTGGTTCATTGGTCCTGTTCTTTTGTTCAACATTAGGCAGGATAATCCCACTTTGTTATGGTTTCTGATTTATACTGTGGACCCCAGATCCCCTCATTATAGATATAGGGAACTGTCCTAATAGGACAAGAATCACCAACACATAACAAGTCATCAACAATTCTCCAAGACTCCAGCACTTCCTCTGAATGAACAAAGTGTGACTGGTCATTGTTGAGAGCATCAAACAATAGTTTTTCATAACCATCTACACCCAACCAATCTGGATATCTATGAGTGAGAGTTGCTGTCTCAACATCATTCTTGAATCCAGGTGCCTTCATATCAATTCTGATATCAAAATGTGGATGTGGTTGTAGTCTCATTACAATTCTATCATTGTACTCATGACCCTCAAACAATTGTTGTGGTGGTGCCTTGAGTTTAACAACTACCTCTACACACTGGTAAGGCATTTTCTTTCCACTCATGAAGTGAAAAGGTACTCCCTCCCAACGCCAGTTATCAATGTAAAGATCACCAGCAACGAAGGTAGCAGTATTACTGTGAGGATCAACCCCCTCTTCATGTTTGTATGATTCATATTGCCCAAAGATAGTTTTGTGACCTAATCTAGTTGCTGCCAAGACCTTAGTCTTTTCTCTCCTGATTTCAGTAGCAGACATTCTGCAAGGTGCCTCCATAGCAATCAGGGCAAGAACCTGAAGCATATGATTCTGCAGCATATCTCTGACTACACCAGCACCATCATAGTATTGTGATCTACCTTCACATCCAATAGTTTCTGTAGCATAGATCTGAACTTCTTCAATGTAGTTACGATTCCAGAGAGGTTCTAGAAGTGTATTAGAGAATCTTGTAGCAAGTATATTGTTGACAGTATCTTTACCAAGATAGTGATCAATTCTATACACCTGCTTTTCACGCAAATGTGTAGAGATACATTTCTGAAGTTCTTCAGCAGTCTTCAAATCATACCCAAAGGGTTTCTCAATGACTACCCTACTTCTTTCAGGGTCATCTAGGAATCCTGCCTTCTTTAAGTTGGAGATAGCATCAGCATATGTGTTAGGTGGCACAGACAGAAAGTATGTTGTATCCATACTACTGTCATGTAAACTCATCAAACTGCGTTCACAAGACAGATCACAGGAAGTAAAGTCCAACCAGTGAACAAACTCCTGTGGATAGTCACCCAGATAACTCATCCAACACTCTCTGGTGTACTCTCTCCTTGAAGCACCCACAATCAAAAGATTAGGAGGAAGAAGATTCTTAGTCCAGAGTTGATAAAGTGCAGGAATTAACTTCCTTTTAGCAAGGTCACCAGTGGCACCAAAGATAACTATGCGTTTACTAATGGGCAGTTCCGTTTCCGTCATAGTCCTCACTTTCGTAGTATTTATTTTCACCTTGATATCGTCCAAATGCGATGGTGGCACATACAAAGGGTATTGCCAAGAATGCAAGTACATTAGCGAACGTCATGACCACCAAACATATATCTCATACCATTCAATACTCTGTTTGCAAACTCACCCAATCTCCTTGAGTTGAATCTTTCATATAATGCAGCAGTAATGACAGGAGCGGGAACACCGAGATCCACAGCACTGTGAACAGTCCAACGACCTTCACCACTATCGCTAACTCCCCCAGTGAATTTGCCCAGTTCAGGATCCCTACGCAACACATCAGCGGTAAGATCAAGTAACCAACTGCCAACAACAGAACCACGCCTCCATAACTCAGCAACCTCAGCCACATCAATATCATAACAATAATCTTGGGGGTGTTCCATGGGAGCCACTTCGGCATCACCCTCAGATACATAAGCTCTTCCTGCATCTGCCTCTTTAAGAATATTAAAACCCTCTGCATATGCTTGCATGATTCCATATTCAACACCATTATGAACCATCTTTACAAAGTGACCTGCCCCAGGTGGTCCACAATGTAACCAACCATACTCAGCACTGGTTGCCCTTGTACAGGGGTCTGTGCGAGGTGCAGAGGCAATGCCAGGTGCCAGTGCCCTAAAGATTGGAGCGCAGACGGATACTGGAGTATTTGCACCACCAACCATAAGACAGTATCCACGATCCAAACCATAAACACCACCACTAGTCCCACAGTCAATATATGCGATGCCCAGTTTTGCCAACCTTTCTGCTCTCCTGCGAGAATCCTTAAAGTTACTATTGCCATGATCAATAATAATATCTCCCTCACTACAATAAAGTAATAACTCATTGATTGTATCCTCTACATTTTCTGCTGGAACTACCATCATGAAGATACCAGGAGTGTATGATTTATCACTAAAAATACCTTGACCAGTCTTTACTGTTTGAACAAGATGTTCAATGCTAGTTGTGACACCATCCACATATCCATTCTCATATGCTTCTTGTGCCTTCTCATAATTTCTTCTGTAACCCCATACTTCAATCTCTTCTTTCATCATACGGCGAGACATTCCCTCACCCATACGACCAAGACCAATGATTCCTACTTTCATACTAATTACCTCTATATCTTACTGGCCATGTTAACTCCATAGTGACTATTAGCAACACTATGAAAGGGATTACAAACAATAAACTCATGAAACTACCTTTAGAACTTCTTCTTTAACTCTATCAACAACTTGATTCATCAAGTTGACATCAATATCCATAAAGGGTGGAATGATTCCTATTGCACGTAGAAATCCATCAACAAAAGCTGCCAGGAAAAGCAAACCCAGGCACATACTAATGATACTAGCATTACGATTATGCTTACGCATTGCCTCATCAATTGCTTCCTTGATGAGTCTATCAACCTCCTCCTTTGTATAACAATGAGGGGGTTGTATTTGGTCAAACCTGTGAGCCATTGATAATCTCCATAGCAGATAAGAGTTCCTTGGAGTGATTTATCTCATCTTGACAAATCTCTTCAATTCTTTTAGTCACTTCACTTTCAGGATTGTCCCACAGAAACTTTTTATAAGTCTCTGCTGCATGTACCTCTACCTCATAGGATAGATGGTAAGCAAACATAGGAGCCACCCAATAATAAATCACATTGACCCAATAGTAGATGAGTACAAGGTGTTTGGCAAAGAAACGATCAATCCAATAATCATTACCACCCTTACTCTCCATATACTCCAAATGCTCTGTCTCATTTAGAGTCTGGGCAAAGTGTTCCTTCATCAAGTATAGGTGCTCTGGACCACGAAGTCCAAGAGATTCTCTCAAATGTAACACGCTTAGAAACGCAAAATAGGGTGCTCGAGCAATTTCCTCAAGCACCCAAAACCTTTGAAAATCTCTTCCTTTATAAAGAAAGTCAATGATAGCAACTGTGATATTCAGTGTAATCTCATTGAACTTTCTCATATAAAAGATACTTCCTAATCATATGTATCTATCAAGTGTTTAGAAAAAAAATCAATGTCATGAGACCCTAACTTTTTTTAGTATTTACTACTAGAAGTAGGAGGTATGACAGGTGGTTCTTCATCTTTCTTTTTCTTTGCTGGAGCACTGCCATTTTTAGCAGGACTCAATCCAAATGCAGCTAAGGATCCAGAAAAGACAGATGCGATAAAAGTTGGATCAAAATCTAAAATCTTTTGCCCATTAGGAAGTCTAACGTAACTGAAAGTGAGCAGAGAAGCAGACCAAATAAGTACTACGACTTTCACTAGATTACCAAGAACTTCACTTTTATCTTCATCATGGTCTTCCTTCTCT